CCGTTCCAGACGATGTTGCCGCTGATCTGTTCGTTGACGCCAGCGTGAAAACGGTAAATCGATGGAACACCAATGCTGCTTGCTGTGCCATCTAACTCGAACAGTTCGATCACGGCGCTTGGCGCCAGTTTGTTTAGCTCTTCGCCAACTGCGCTGACAGCCTCCCAGACAACAGTGCCATCCTCAACCTCGGCGCCACGGACAACCGGCCATGGGTCAGGCTCCGTCGCTGCACTTGTACCGGCAGTGGTACAGCGGAAAACTAAGCCCGAAGGCTGAACGGAACTGGCGCGGCGGACATCGCCAACGCTGAAAGCCGTGCTAGCTGACCAAGCGGTGAATGCCATTACGGTTCAAATACCTGCTCAAAGGTGGCTGTGATTGTATTGATGTCTGCGTATTGATGTTCACGCTGCCATTGACGACATACAAATTTGTACGAAGTTGATTCATCGATTGGCGTCCAATCAAACGACTCAACGCCAGCACGTGCATCAAGAAATGTTTCTATTGCATCGGCAGTTGTATTAGTTGCGGCTGTCCAACGAAGATCCCAGATTTTTGGATTTTGGTTGATACCAAATTGAACACGCTGTTCATATCCGTCGCCAAATTTGGCTGTACGTACAGCAGGTTGTGATTTTTTGGTAGCGCCGAAATCAGGTGTGTAGGAAAAGGTAGCCATTAGCCAAGCAAGCCTCCAGGACGCTTCTGACGAATCAGTTCGGCGCGTACAGCAGCGCCAAGTGCCTCACCAAGTTTATTGGCATTAGGTTGATCGCCCTGCACTTGAGTGCCAGCAGCGTCAACGTTCACCACGATGTTGCCAACATCGCCGCCATTCCCCTTGATTTTGACAGGGATGCTCCGTCCATCAGGCAGTGGCACATAAGCTTCAGGAGTGCTGCCTTCGCCAAATAATGCCATTTGTGGGCTGTTAGCAATACCACCACGTGCGTAAGAACGAAGAGGCATTGGACCACGGGATGTCATTACACCGCCATTTGCAAACAATGCGCCAATGCCAGGGATTGCCTTCAATCCTGCGCGAAGTCCAAGATTTATAAGCAGGCGAGCGGTTTGACGAAGCAAATCCGAAAAAATATCTCGCAATGATTGAGCCTTGGTGAACAAAGACTCAAAAGCATCGCCAATACTTGTTAATACATTTTCGCCAATCGCTTTTATTAATTGACCTGTCTCCGAAGTTCTGAAGTTAATCCTCTCTTGGGCTTCGTCAATTCTCTTTAATTCTTTTTCCGTCAATTTTCTTCCATCTTTTTCGAGTTCTTGGATATACCTTTGTTTTTCGATTTGACGAGCTTGTTTTTCATCGATAATGCCAGCTTCAATCTCAAGGCTTTGAATTGTTTGCTTAATCTGCTCATTTCTTTCTTCGCCCTTTAGAAATGCACTGACGTTGCCGGCTGCAATCTTTTTCCCGATTGCCTCTTGTTCCTTTTGGAATTCAGTCAGCGCTTTTGTAAGCTCAACACTTCTCTTGTTGGGAAGAAGTCCAGCTTCGCGAATAGCAAGTATTTTTGCTTCAAAATCAAGTACTGATTTCTGAATTGGATTGACCTCGGTCAAAGCTGCCTTTTGGGCTTCGGCAAGACCTCTTGAAATATCTTGTTTTGCTTTTTTGGTTTTGGCGCCAGCACTGGGATCAATGCCAGGCAGACCTTTTGGCTTGTCTACTTTGATTTCTGCTGCAGCTTTTTGTGCTGCCTGCAAGCCGCCCAGTCGAGCAGCCATTTGGATTCTTCTTTGGCTTAATGTTTGCTCTTGTGCGTATTCAACATCGCCAAGCAAACCGCCTCTTTCGACTCTCCGCTGAGCAAAAGCACGCAGCCGCTCATCGGTCGTTGCAAGATCTTTTTCTAATTGTGCAATTTCACCGGCTCGTCCCTTGCCTAAGCCAAGAAAATCAGAAAGTTTCCTTGCAGCTTTATCAATTGCAGCAACAATTTTGGCAAATTCTGTTTGAAAAGCTGCGCCAATAGGACGAAGTAAATCACCAACAGATTCACTAAGTCTGCTCAATGCCGTCTGCAAGCGATCACCAGCAGCTTCTGGACCAGATGCAATAATCTCTGCGGCTCTACCGTAATCTTTAAATAACTTTTCGGCAAAGGTTTGGAAATCTTGCAGGCTAACTTGCCCTTTTTCTAGAGCCTTATCGAGTTCTTGAGGCGTCATGCCCAAAGACTCAGCAAACAAAGTAAAAGCACCCGGCAAACGTTCACCAATTTGTTGGCGAAGTTCTTCAGCGGATACCTTGCCCTTACTAAATACTTGTGAAGTTGCAGTCAGTGCAGAATCCAAATCCTGCAAACTTCCGCCAGTACCTCGAATACCTGCAGCAACACCAAGAAACGCTTTTTCTGCATCAGCAACACTTCCGCCAGCACCCTTAACAGATGCGGTCAGCTTGGTGAACTGACGAGTGATAACTTCTTGAGGTATTGCGAATTGTCTACTTGTTTGATCAACAAATGCAAGAGCACGTTGATATTCGCCTGCTTCTTTAGTAACAAGTTGCAAAGCGAGACGCTGTTTGGCGATTTCAGCCGCGTACTCCGCAGTGCCGCCTAGTTGTTGACGGAACTGACCAACTTGAGCACCAATTGCACCACCTACCGCTGCACCAGCAGGACCAAAAGGAAGTCCGGCAAGTGCGCCAATGGCGCCTTCAGGACCACCGAAAATACCAGCAGCAGCAACAGCACCAGCACCTTTAGCGGCACCTGCAAAAGTCATTCGCTTACGCTGTGCTTTTGCAATCTGACGATCAAGACGATCAGCCTCTAAAGATGCCTGCCTAAATTCCTTGCTAGCAATATCAACACTGCTTGCTAGTTCACGCCATGCACCAGCAAAAGTTCGAAGATTGCTGATGTTTTTTGTGGCTTGTTGTTCTTGCCTTCTTAATGAACGTGAAAACTTGTCAAACTTGAAATCAGCACTTGCAGTATTTTTCCCAACGCCTTCAAGCTGACGCGACAAGCGGTTCAGATTTTGCTCGCCAGCGGTTTTGACGAGGATCTTTAATTCGGTCGCGCTGGAGATTGCCATCAGCTTTTCTTGTTGAGGATGACCAGAACGGTCGATTCCATCACCTGTATGCCTTCAAAGATGGCAACAGGATCCTTAACTGAGTACAGCTTACAGAGCCATTCCAGACTCGGGTAGTTCAATCCGGTCAGGCCAGCCATGCTGGTATGCCATTGCGTAGACATTCGCACAAACATCAACACAGCATCCCAGTTTTCCTCCCAAACCTCACAATCCTGTTGAACAGCCTCAAGCCGAGCAGCAGCAATCTGCTCTTCGCTTGCGCCTAAGGCTTTGAGATCAGCCTCTCGTTCGTCAACAACGCCGCCTTTCGCCCAATACTCGGCGGCGGCCTTTAGTTTTTTGCGGGTGCTCCGGTGACGCTATCGGCATATGCCTGAATAAGCGCTTTCATAACATACGGGTCGTCACACAGTTCTTTCTTAATTTTTTGCGTGAACGGGACGTCCTTGCCGGCTTCGTCAGTAATACCGTCCCAACCTTCAAGGATCCCGTCAACAAGAGCGTCATCACCCTTGTCAACGAGATCGTTAAAGGCGGAGCGACTCATCTTCTTAAAGATTGCGTCAAACGTTTGAGTTTCAAACTTGCCGCCGTCCACAGGTATCTCTACCTTGACCGGCCACTTGTAAGACGCAACCTTCTTGAGGACGAATGCCATTAGGAATCAAGTGAACTGCAGGCTGATTTCGTCGTTGCCGCTGGTCGTTGGCAAAGCCAAGTAGGGCATCGAAAGCGAAATCACGCCGTTGGTATCGCCGTAGGATACTCCAGTAACATCAGTCTGGGCAGCCGTCAGGGTGACGATGTTGCCACCAGTTGCTCCAAGCACAAGGCTGGTTGAAGCGGTCGCAACACCCACCGCATCAGCGAAGTAATCGGTGGTGCCGATTGCAGGAGCCTCGATCACTGCAGTGCCGCCGGGAGCACGGTTGGTGATCAGCACTTCCTTGTTGGAAGCGGTCTCCTTGTAAATCAGTTCGTTGTTCAGAGCCAAATCGAACGATTCAATGCGCTGACTGGTCTCACCGAAGAAGGTGGCCGTGGTCATGTTGGTGTCGTTGACCTCAAGCGCTGCAGCTTGGTTGGCAACAGTGAAATCACCAGACAGGGCAGTGCCATCAGGAGCGTTGTAGATCCCGATCATGTTGAAGCTGGCAACAGCGAACTGACCAGCGGTGAAGTTGAAGCTGACAGAACCGCGTGCGCCAGTGATCTTGTGGCGAGTGCCGTCGTAGAAGCAGTAAATGGTTGCAGAGTCAAAGCTGCTGCTCACACCTGCATAAGTGACGCTGGTGTCCGCCACAGTGGTCTCAGACAGACCACAGGACTTCAGCAGCGGACCGAAAGCAGGGGCAGTGCCAGCAGTACCAGAGCCAGCCAGTTCAACATCAAAAGTGACGCTGACTCGCTTGTTAGCAACCAAGGTGGCACGAGTGCTGTTGCCAATGAATCCTTGATAAGCAGCAGCCTGAACGTTGTCAGACTCAATCGGAG